CTAACTACTATCACAGGCTTTAGTTCTTTTAACTTCTAATCATCAATATTATCCAACCTCCTATTGAGATGATAAATAGGATCAATTCGATTCTTCTGCTGCAAAACTTCAAAAGATGGAAAGGCTGAAGTGATCTCAGCAACTGTGATGTCTGCTTGTCGCATTTTTTTTATGCAGTCTACGGCCAAAACACGATCTTCCAACAAAGACAAAGTTTCTTTTTCTTTTCCTTCTGGGAATGTAGCTCGTATTGCCAAGTTCAAATTCTTCAACCACACATAAGCAGGGTAATTGCTTGCATAAGTGCCATATCCATGACCCACTGAAGATAGCAACACATCATATTTATCTCTTTCTTTTGCAGTTGATCCCCACATGCATCTTATTAAATATTCATGAATAGGTCGATGTGGCAAATAAATTGGTTGACCTTCTCGCCGGTTTCGATTACGAACAAAAAATTGTTTCAGAAACACAGCATTTTCTTGTCTAATTTCCCCTAGTTCTTTTTTCGGAGTAACAAACGGAACATCATTTCTCACATCTCTTAAAGCTCCTCCTACAAAAGTTCGTACCCAATGATCATATTGAACCTCTCCTATGTAAGATTCCAACTCAAAGTCTCTTTTTATGCCGTTCATGTGATCATCACCATATGCTTTAAACAACACAGTTTTCACCAAAAGCTGAGCTTGAAAACGCTCACGCAACTCTTGAGACATTTTGTAACTCTGCATCACACAAAACAAAAAGAAATACAATGTCACAATATATGTATTTCCATGTGAAGTCATCCATGCTCCAGTTGGCATTTTCCCCACAATTACCGCCCAAATACGGGAAAAAAAATGAACTAATCGAGCAGAAATTTGCCGTGCACAAAACTCCACTATCCGTCTCATAATTTGATAATGAGGATGATCTTCTTTATAATACACAATTCCCATGGTGTACATTAATTGCAAAAACACATAATGTATTGTTTGATCTAAAGCTGTGAAATCACCATCTCCGAATTTCACATTTGTTTCTTGTCCTGGAGGGAAATTGTATTGTTTCACAAAATCATCCACTCCTCCTCTTCCCCACTTCATTCCAATACATATGGAACCCCATCTCTCCACAAGCATTCGAACCATTTGACTTGTCCTTTCTTGAACTATCATAAACAAATTT